AGGTGCCTGATGTGACATACGTCCTGTCCATGCACCAATGTGCATAAAACGACCATGAATACGACCATCATCCCTGCACTGTCCTAACCACTCTACAAGGCTTGTTCTACGCCCTTGTAGGGTCAACCACTCTGACAGCTTGTGTGCGCCCTCTGGAGCCGTGTCAGGCAGTGTGTTGAGGTTAGTTTCGCTACAGGTCCACCCATAGGTCTTGTAGTGTTCACCTTTGTCTTTCATATTCCATATGCCCCTTTGTTTTCTCGACAGGCTCCCAGCCAGCTTCCCATAGTCTTTCTATGCGTTGTTTTGGACTAGACGGTTCAAAGGTCTTGTAGTCAAAGCAAACAAGCTCTTCTCCTTGTCTCTCACACTTTGGGTACTTAGCCAAAGCATTCTTAACAGTACCAAACAGAGTACCATCCGTCTTCTCACGATACTTCAATCTATTAACTTCTACAAGCTTAGGGGGCCAGATCTTTTGGAACTCTTGTTCAAGATCTGACATCCTTACTTCCATCTCAGATAGCATCTCTTGAGCAGTTGACCGATCAAACTTAAATCCAATACCTGTCATTTCCTCGCAGGTAGATGCAATGTCATGCTCAGTACGCATTGCTAATTTCCACTGAGGGTCTTCGATCTCTGACTTAAACTTGTTGTAAACTTTAGCTGTGACCTCAACATCGTTAAAGCAATACTCAATCATCTCTTCAGACAAACCACCAGCAAAGTCTGTAAACTCTCCTTTATGTAAACCTAGTCGAATGCCCCATGCCTTCAATGAGTGACCGTTAAGAATGTTATAGTCAATAAGGCGGGAAACAACGAGAGTATCAACAACATCACAGGGTTTGACTGTGCCTGATCCCATAAACTTATTAATAACAGGAACATCGAAACCAAGACCATTATGGAAAACCCAAGTTCTAACAGAAGCAGCAAAGTCATTAAACCGAACCTTCTCTGATACATCCTTGTCTAAATTAATAAACTTGTACAGTTTACCTGTCTCAAGATCTTTAGCACAGACAACATAGATGTGTTTTGGATTTAGGCTATCCGTTTCTATATCACAAGCAACTATCTTCATGTTGTCCACTTATTTCTTAAGGTGAAGCTTTCAGGACTGAATGACATCTCACCAGCATAGCCTGTGGCCCCTGTGGGACGGTTCTTAGTGATGTAAAGCCGTGTCGTATTACGGTCATCCTCATCCTCTGCCATATTGTCCCTCTGAAGCTCTACAACGACACTAGCACGTTGTTCGATCATCTTACAATACTTGACTGCACCATCATCGTTAGTGTGAGCTATCGTAATCAAACCGACATTCAATTCAGCCGCAAGCTTTGACAACCTAATAGCCATATCAGCTAAGAATGTCTCCTTGCTTTCATCACCGTTCTTGCTGGCTGCTACGTCTTGTATCGGCTCGAACATGATGTACTTACAGCCACAGGCTTGTGACAGATAACGGATCTGATCTAGTAGTAGAAGGGGATCATCTTCATCGTTTAAGTAAAACTGAAACAGCATCTCATCTTTGGTGATCTTAGAGATAGCCTCTTGCACAATTTCGTCGTAGCCGTTGTCAACAATAAGATCTTTCCTTGTCACATTCGCTTGTAGCTCATAACTGCAAAGACCCAATAAGCTCCTAAGCTTTGTCTCTTCAAGATGCCAGATGGCAATAGGGACATCAGGGTATTCTGACAGAATGCGATATTGCAGGTAACGCATGAACTCTGTCTTACCAATGCCTGTCTTGGCTTTGAACACAGTAAAGTGACCCTGCATAAGTCCTAAAGCCAAGTCATCAAAGTCAGGAATACCTGTCTGTACATACACATGCTCTTCCGCTTTGTTGTACAGATTGAGAAACTGGTTAGTGGTGTTAAGCACATTGTCAGGAGTGAACTTCCTAGCTCCCCACCAAGCGTTGACAAATTCCTTCGCAGCCCCTGCTTGCAGAAAGTCATTAGCATCTTTGTACTTGTCATGGATGACACGATAGACCTTGTTAGGGAACATCTTTGCAATCTTATGGGCAACAGCATTACCAGCTTCATCACTGTCAACTGACAAGATGATCTTATCAAAACCATTAAGATACTCTCTGGTCTTCTCCCAGAGCTTACGTGACGGTGTTGCTGATGGTAAAGAGATAAAGGGACAAGGGAATTTAGGGTTGTTACACATCTGGTAGGCAGACATAGCATCAAGCTCACCTTCACAGATAGTGACAATCTTACCTGTTCCAGTATTCCATAAGTTCTGACCAAAGAACTCATCTGTCTTCATACCTTCAAGAAAGAACCCTTCCTTTGGTAAGACACGGATCTTACGACCACCAGAAGGATAAGGGTAAACATGCTTGATTGGTTTACTGGATCGATCAAGCACAGTTGACACATTAAAGAACTTCATAGTCTCTAACGTAATTCCCCTGCACCCCTCAAAGACCTCTTCTTCGGTACGGGCTGACAACATCATAACTTCTCCTCTTTGGTTGATTGGGTACTCTTCTAAGGCCCAACTTTCGTACCCTTTCTCAGCAGGGTATTTCTTTTCACAACTGTGACACTTACCAGCTTTGCTCTCCGTATTGTAAGAGAAAGCATCTGACGAACCACAATCAGAATAAGGACATTTAACGTGACTTCTCCAAGACATATACAATAGTTCCTTTATCTACTGTTTTCTTTTTTATCTTTAGTTTCGTACTTTAGTATAGGGATTATACCGGTTTAATCTGATTCGGTTGTCACTTGTCAAGAAGAATCTTTGGTCTTACTTTAGGTTTTATTGAATTAGACAAGGCGTCAGTCTTCAGACACTGACCGATAGCATCTCTATCAATGGCGTAAATAGGCTCGTAGAAGGCAGGTAAAGCATCACCGCAAGCTTTATAACTAGGGAAGACCACCTTCGCTTGAAGGTAGTCTCCATTGAGTGTGTAGCTCAAGACAAGGACAGTATAGAACAACATTATAAATAATCCACCACTACGCCAGTATTCCAGTTCTTGGCTTCTTTTTCAGCTTCCTCACGGTTAGTGAAGACCCATACCTTAGTGTCGTATGTCCAAGGGTTCTCCTTTCTAACGAAGGTGTATTCACCCTTCTCAATCTCTATTTGAACTGCGTATCTACCCATTACTAAGTCTCCTCTCAGTTGCACGTTCTCGTTCTTCTTGCGTCATAGGTCTAATCATAATCACTCTTCCTCTAGGCAGAAGCCGCAATATGTGCGGAGAATATAGTGGACAATCTCCGCACGCTTCCTGATAATCACTCTTCCTCTAGGCAGAAGCCGCAGGTATCATTCTGTGATGGGCCACCACAACTTACACATGTCTGCCACTTCTCATCTTCCAGACCCCTCTTTACTAATGTCACAAACCCTACGTCAAATATGGCTGCGAATGTAGCAGGGTCACACTCTACTTGTAGTGTGGCACTACCATCCTCATGCTCTTCTATATCTGTCACTTTGATTATGTCACTCTTCATGGTTTACTCCTATACACGGCATTAAGATAGACAGCTTACAGTACTTAGGGTACTCGTCATATGTCATAGCTATCAGTACTGGTGGCGCAGCTATCAGTAACGCTACAATAGCTGACGCCTTGATTGCACCATTAATGTTACCTCTCATTAGCAATCTCCTCTGTCAGTGCCATCCAAGACACAGGAAACAACTCTTTCATCTCATAATAAATATCCCAAGCTACTAACTGTGTTTCATACTGTGTATCAGACTTGCAGCGTAGGTTACACATATCAGCAAATGCATCCAAGCTACCTGACCAGTACCACTCAGTCATCATAGATTGTGGTAGTACCATACGTGCTTGCTCTGGGCATACGCCTAAGTCTAGTAGGTACTCATACTCAGTCAGTGCAATCTCATTAAACCCGTTATCCGATACAGTTACTTTGCCTGCACTACCTTGCTTCTTATCAAGGCTACGTCCACGATATGTATCAGGTACGTAAAACTCAGGCTCACTATCCGTGTATCTTCTTGATATTTCGTTCCAACGCAGAAACTTATGTTTGACTAGCTGCCGAGCTACAAAGACTGGTGCCTTGATGTGGAATGATGCAAAGCAATGTCCGAATGGGGAAATATGACCATGCTTGGCTAAGTACTTGATAAGTTTCTTATCCTTAGCTTTCATGTGCTGCTTTAAGCTATAGGCATCTGACTCTTCGTAGTCCCACTCACTCTCCTTACCAAAACTTACACGGGCTGCATTAACTACAGTCAAGTCATTACCCATACTGCCTTTGAAAGTTGCGTCTATTTGATTTACCACGGTGGTTCTCCATTCTCATCTAGTTCAGGCATGTTAAATTCAAAAACTCTAGGTTGTGGTTTATCCTCAACCTCT